CTGCTTATACTTCTTTTGATAAACAAAGAGAGGGTTTATACGCAAGCTATAAAGATAGAAGAAAAGTAATAACTGATAACGAGGTTGCAATAGTTCAAGAGCGTACCGATGCAAATAAAAAAGCTCAAGATGACGCAAAGAAACATCACGATGATTTATTAGAAAAACAAAAAGAAGCTGATATTAAGAAATTAGAAGAAATTAAAAAACAGCGTGAACGTGAAGCAAAAGAAGAAAAGGAATTTTTAGATAAATTATCTATCGCAAAATTAGATAATATAGCAGAGGATGCAAGAAAAGCAGCAGACGCAAAATCTGAAGAAATGGATAAATTAAAAGCTATTGCATTAATTGGGGATGAAATAGATGTAGATTATAATAAAAAACAAAAAGAAAATGCTGATGCACGAGTAGCAATAGCAAAAGCAGAACAAGCAGCTAAATTACAAGCATTAGAACAAACTGCAAAAACATTAAGCGGTTTAGGTGATTTATTAGGTAAACAAACTGTAGCAGGTAAAGTTGCAGCCGTAGCAAGTGCAACAATCGAAACCTTTTTATCTGCTCAAAAAGCATATAGCGCAACGGTTGGAATACCTTATGTAGGACCGTTCCTTGCTCCAATTAATGCGGGTATAGCCGTTGCGGCAGGTTTAAAAAATGTTAAATCTATTTTATCCGTTCAAGTGCCTGGAGGTGGTGGTGGTTCTGCTCCAAGTGCTGGAGCTTCTGCACCCGCTGCACCAAGTTTCAATGTAGTAGGGAATAGTGGTGTAAATCAAATCGCAGGAGTTATGCAACAACAAGGCGCACCTGTTTTAAAAACTTATGTGACTGCTGGCGATGTAACAACGGCTCAAGGGCTGAATAGAAATATAGTTTCTAACGCTACATTAGGCTAATAATCAATGCTTTAAACACGATTTAGAAACAAAACAAATTAAATAACGTTATATGAATATGCAAATATTTGAATTAGTATTGAATAAAGAAACGGATGGAGTCGATGCAATTAGCGTAGTCGACAAACCCGCTATTGAGTCCGATTGGATTGCATTAAAAGAGCACATAAAAATTGAATTTACGGAAGTCGATAACGACAAACGTATTTTAATGGGTGCGGCTTTAATTCCAAACAAACAAATATTTCGCAAGAATGGTAAGGATGAATTTTATGTTTATTTTTCTTCTGAAACAATTAAACAAGCATCTGAATTATTCTTAATAAACGGAAATCAAAACAATGCAACTCTAATGCACGACAAAGCAATAAAAGATATGTCGGTTGTTGAAAGTTGGATAATTGATAATCCCGAAATGGATAAATCAAAAGAGTATGGTTTTAGTTTGCCAAAAGGTACTTGGATGATTTCTATGAAATGCAATAATGACGAGATTTGGAGCAAAGTAAAAGCGGGAGAAATTAAAGGGTTTTCAATAGAGGGGTATTTTGCGGATAAAGCAGAAATGAGTTCTAAAAATAAAGAGTTAATTCAACAACTAAAAGAGTTATTAAATGGCAACAAGTAAAAGCAAAACAAGTCCCGTAGGTGGCAAAAGAGGATGCCTTTGTAAAGATGGCAAATATAAAAAAGAATGTTGCACGGGAGAAACATTAGCTCAAGGGATTGGACCATTAGTTGAGCAAACAATTTCAAACGTGGTTAACACGAATACAACACGAGTAATTACTAACAATTAATTAAATATGACTTACAAAAATGTACTAAACAATGTTAAGCAACTACTTTCTATGGAAATTAAGTTGGCTCAACAAACTTTAATGGATGGGGTTACCACCGTTGAAGCAGAGGAGTTTGCTCCAGATTATTCTATTGGAATAGTTACACCAGAGGGTGCAATACCAATGCCTGTTGGAGAATATACTTTGGCAAATGGGGATGTATTGGTAGTTGAAGTTGAAGGAATTATTGCTTCAATTGCACCTACAAAAGCAGAAGCGGAAAAGGAAGCACCTAAAACAGAAGCAACTGGACCAGTTATGGCAGAAGCTACAGCTAAAAAAGTAGTTGAAACGGTATCTAAAGAAACTTTCTTTGCTGAGGTTGAAAATTTTGCAACAATTAACGCTGCATTAAAAGCTGAAATTGAAGCATTAAAAGTTGAATTAGCGAGTAATGTTCCTGCTGCTTCAATTATTACGCATAACCCTGAGAATGTAGTTGAAAAAAATTCTTTTCAAATTGCATCAAAACGTGAAAGAACTACAGAAGACGTAGTTTTCTCAAAATTATTTAAAAACTAACTAATAAATATTTAAAAAATGGCTACTACAGTTTCATTAACTACTACTTATGCTGGCGAATTTGCTAAAAAATACGTTGCAGCAGCTTTATTGTCAGCTCCTACTATCGAGAATGGTGGAGTTGAAATTTTACCAAATGTAAAATACAAACAAGTTTTACAAAAAATCGCGACTGATGGTCTTTTGAAAAATTCTACATGTGATTTTGACGCACAATCTACAGTTACTATAACTGAAAGAGTATTATCTGTAAAGGATTTACAGGTAAATTTACAAATTTGCAAGTCTACGTTTCATAGCACATGGCAATCAATTGAACAAGGTTATTCATCTTTTGATAATTTGCCTACTTCTTTTCAAGATTACCTTTTAGGTTATGTGGCTTCTAAAGTTGCTGCACAAAATGAAGTTGCTATCTGGAATGGTGCTACTGCTACAAGTGGACAATTCGACGGATTTGTAACTAAAATTGCTTTAGATGCTGGTTTACCTACAGCACAAGAAATTGCTGCTACTTCAACTAACATTACTGCTGCTGCAACAGTAATCACAGAATTAGGAAAAATCGTTGATGCTATTCCTGCTGCACTTTACGGAAAAGAAGATTTGTATTTGTATGTTTCTCAAGCAACTGCACGTGCATACATCCGTAGTTTAGGCGGTTTTGGCAGTTCTGGCTTGGGCGCGAATGGAACTAATGCAATGGGTACACAATGGTACAACAACGGAAGTTTAACTTTTGATGGAGTTAAGATTTTTGTTGCAAATGGATTAACTGCTACACAAGCAGTAGCTACTACAAAATCTAACTTGTTTTTCGGTTGTTCTTTGGAATCTGATTTAATGGAAGCTAAAGTTATTGATATGTCAGAAACTGATGGCTCTCAAAATGTAAGAATTGTGATGAGAATGGCTGCGGGTGTTCAATACGCTGCAATTGAGGACATCGTAACTTACGGAATTACAAACTCAGCTAACTAATAGCTGAAAATAAAAAGATTAAAGGTGGTGCAATAAACACCACCTTTTTTTATAACTAATTTAAAAAATAAAAATATGGCTTGTGATTTAAGTTTAGGATACTTGGAACCCTGTAAAGATAACGTAGCGGGTTTAAAAGCTTGTTACTTTGTTAATTTTGGGGATATTACAGGAGTTACTTACAATGTAACTAACACTGATGTAATTGATACGGTAACGGGAACTCCAACCGCTTACAAATACGAATTGAAAGGAACAAATAGTTTAGACCAAACTATAACCTCTTCAAGAGAAAATGGAACTACTTTCTTTGAACAAAGTTTAAAACTAAGTTTAAAGAAATTAACTGCTACAATGCACAAGGAAATAAAACTTTTGGCGTATGGTAGACCAGTTGTAATTGTGGAAATGAATAACGGAAATTTATTCCTTTGTGGTTTAGAGCACGGAATGGAATTAACTTCCGGAACTATTACTTCAGGCGTAAATATGGGTGACGCTTCCGGTTACACTTTAGAGCTTAAAGGAATGGAAAAAACGGCTGCTAATTTCTTGGGTGACGATTTAGTTTCTTTAGGATTTACAATTGTTTCTGGTACTTAATAATTGTTTTCATATTGTTTTAAAAGCCTACTATTAAAGTAGGCTTTTTTTATAGAAACAAAAACGTATCTTTTACGTTATATAAGTATGATAATATTGAAAGACTATACATTTACACAAAATTTCAAGTTTATGCCACGAAGCAAAGAAATTGCTACTATGGTATTTATCGACGAATTAACTAATACTTCAACTACTATAAACAATCCCGTTTTAGTAACTGAAAAATATTATGTTAAATTTTTATCGAGCAGAACATTTAGTTTTTTAATTGATGGACATACCTACCGATTAAATTGTTTCGATGAAAAAGGATTTCCTTTATATCGTGATAAAATTATGTGTACAAATCAACCAATACAAGATTACACTATTAACAATGGCGACTACGTAGCGAACCAT